TTTTTCGCCTCTGGCAAGTTTGCTATATAACATTTTTCTTGCATATTCTTGTTCGGCAACTTCTCCATCAGTAAGTTCAAATGTATATCTTGCTTTGTCAACATAATGTTTATAGAACATTATTCTTATTTCTGCCATTCTTACATTGTATTGCCAAAATAACATTTGTTGTTGTTCTATTGTGGTATTTGATTGTTTAATCATTTGTTGGAGCATATAACCACTCATATCTTGGTTGGTTACACTTCCATCCATAACATCATTGAATCCATAGACAACTCTTGTCATCGCAAATAATCTATCTACGAAGTCAAGAAGTCCATTTGGCATTGGTTGACTTTCCGCAAACTTAATTCCCCAGCCATTTGTGAAATTTGAGAAATCATATATAACTTGTGAAGGTTCATTTGTGATTTCTTGCCCTTGAAGTGCATCTGGTTTAGAAAATATCTTATTATAAGCATTATTTTCAGCACTCTTTAATAGCATTGAAATCATAAAGTTTATTCCCATTTGTATTGGCACAAGAGTTTTAACATCACTTCTACCATAAAATGAATTGTTCTCTTTTATTGGTTCAAATACTGCAAAAGGGTATAAAGAGAACTTTTCTTTAATATTATTATATTCTTCATCACTTACAACATCATCTTTAGTGATATTCATCATCATATCTTCAAAATCAATGTTGAAATCAAGGACTTTGTCGCCATCATCTGAAACATAGCCATCTTTTTCTCTATTTTTGAGATATTCTTCAACAATTTTAACTGCCTTATTTTTCGCAACCTTTCTTGATAAAGGGTGTGGATATGCAAATATTTCTACTGATTGAGTTTCAAGTGTGAAATATACTTCTCCATCAATTCTAAAGAACCTACTAAAGCAAGTAACAAGTGAATGATTGATATCATCTTTGTCATATGTTGGTGATTCATCATCAAAAGAAAGTTTTGCATCTCTTTCAAGCATTTCTATCTTTTGCTTTTTATCTTCACCTTTTCTAAACTCTAAAACATTTTTAAGTTCTCCGAGTGATACATTATCCCAAAACATTACCCATTTTTGATTTTGAATGTCTTGAATGTTTGGATTTGCAACCGCAAACTTTCTAATATCTATATGTTCCGCTTTTAGACCACCCTTATAAATACCTTTATAAGAAGTGTCATCATCATCCCACCTAATGAAAGTTACTTCAGTTCCATTTGTGTATGCGTTAATCGCAGAAGCGTAGTTTAGTTCTTTAAGTCCAATCTTATTGCAATTATATTCATCAAATTGTCTTAATGCGGTGCAATCTGTGTTTTGATTATCTGCTGTAAATGTTAGATACAAAGGCGTTCCATTGATTTTAGATGCCTTAATTTCTACCATAAACTTACAAATATTCATAACTGCTTTAATCATACTTTTACTATTTTCAGGAAATTGGTTTCCTATGTAAAAGTTTTGCGATTGATTAACATAATTTATGAAATTAGTTTTATCTTTCCAAGCCCTATCTTGTAAATAAAGGCGATAATTTGTTGTCTGATTATTATTATTTAACTTGTTTGCCATTTGGATAGAACTCCTCTACATCTGATTTAAACTGACTTATAAATTCCTCTGCACTAAAAACTTTTTCTTTCTTATCTTCAAGTTCTTTTTTGATTTCTTCGCTAATTTTAGGACTTTCTTTTGGCAATTTACTTGCTTTAACGATTTTAATTGCTTCTGGAAGGTATCTTAAATCTTCTTCACTAATTCCAAATGTTCCAAGCAATCTTACTATTTCTTTTAATTTTAAAAAATCTTCTTGACTTAAATCTACTATTCCCATATGCTATAAACCCTTTTTACTGAAGATAAGTTTCTTCTTCTTTCTTCTACTTTTCTTTCAATCTCTGCGATTGAATCTTTTTTCTTATATTCATCTTTGAATGGAATTGCTCTTTGCATACTTCTACACAAGAAATAACCACATATAGACATCACAAGGTCATCGTGATTATCTCCACTCGCAACTGCTTTTTCTTTTCCTGTTGCGGTTCTTGTGATTTGGAAGTTTTCCATTTCGCAAATTGTTTCAAAGTCATTTATCATTCTTGGGTCATCTCTAAACGCTTCTCTAAACATATCAATCATTGTTTGTCTATTGTTTTGCTTTGTTTTATACCCAAGTTTGTTATAAAATCTTGTGCCTAATTCTTCTATGTCTTGGTCTTGGTAGATATTTTTATAACCACACCTTGAACATATCTGCAAGATATAGGCAGTTGTATTTGTTTCTCCTGTAAGCATTGCATCATTGTAATACTTCCCTAAACAATACATTTGAAAAGCACAATCATCCGCATCACATTTATTTTTATGATATACAGCGACTTGCTCTCCCGTATAATTATCAAAAACTTGTGTTGCATAGTAATCTTCGCCACCAAGTGCTGGGTCATTACTTACAACGTAAGGGTGTTTTCTATCTACATCTTTATATATCTTGATTGCACCTGATAAAGATTCCACCCATTCCATATCACTAATGTTTATCATCTTACCATCAAGTGAATATTCACTCTTAAATCTAAAGAAACCTTGCTTTAATGGTTTAACCTTTAAAAGTTCTTCCTTTCTTAATGCTATTAAATCTGCATTAAACACCGAATTACCACTTGTGATAAACGCTTCAATAGGGTTTGAAGGATATTCTTGCCTTAACATATCCTTATCTCCCCTACATTCACTTCTATATTTGTCATCATACCAAGACATTTGATTAAGAGTTAAGTTGTATTTACTCATTATCTCTCTTTCAAATTCTTCTAAATCATCATATTCAATTCTTGGCTTTAAGTGTTGACATTTTTTATCTGTAAACCAAGCGTAGAATATTGCTTTATACAAACTTCTTGGATTTCCACAATCATAATCCCAAACATTCTTATAATCGTTGTATCCATTCGCTGTTGTTTCTAAAAACACCATAGAATTTAAGTTCAGAGGACTTACTGTTTGAAGAAGTGAAATTAGTGTCTTATTCAAATCTTTCCAGAAAGCACACTCTGAAAGATGTAAGTATTGATATGTTCCAGAACGACCAGCACTTTCACCTTGAACCATAATTCTTATTGATGAATGTTGACCATTCGCCCAAGAAACCCTTAATTCTTTTGCGTTATTAACATTCCTTCTTGGTCGTAGTTCGCTTGGCAAATGCTCATAGAAATAAATATATTTATTAAAAAGGTTTGTTGCGTGTTCTGCAATATCTGCTACTATCGCTGCATTTTGACCTTTATTAAAAATAACTTCACAAAATATTACCCCTGCAAAGAATGTTGAAAACCCTATTCTTCTTGACTTCAATACATTTGCTCTTATAGGATTACCATTTAATCTTTGCAAACACATTTCTTCATACATATCAACTTGGTCATCGTTTAGAATGAACTTAATGCAATTACCATTCTCATCTTCAATGTAAAGGAACTTTTCCATCATTTTATATAATGGAACTTCACCGATGCTTGTTTTGATTGTTATTACTGAATCATATTTTGCTAATCTATCACTCGGTTTCATTCTTGTTTACAACAATATCTCCAAATAATTCATCTGCTCCTTTTACATTTGCGTTGATTTCAACTTTTGATTCATTGAGAACAGAAGATAATTCTTTTAGGTCAATCTTTTCAGGGTGTTCATACATATACTTTATCTTCTTCGCAACAAGGACAGTTGCTACAGGGGTATCTATGCTTGAACCATCATCAAGTTCATAAGGGACTTTCATTCCTAAACACTCTCTAACTGTATTTTCCAACATTTTTGAGTCCTTTAATAAGTCCGCTTGTGATTTCTCATAACCCTTATATAATCTTTTCTCGTATGCTGTCATAAACCTTGTTGAATCCATAAAGAAAACCCCCCTTAATTTTAAATTAACAAAAAAATCTCAAAATAGGGTGTTAAAAAAATGGTATTTTTTAAAAAAGTTTTATAAGAAGCCAAAAAAATGGGAAAAATTTGAAGATGGGGTATTGTTTATAGCGATGCCACCCCCTTGTTTCTCTCGGTATAGGGGGGGTATATATGGCTTTAAAAATTGCTTTAAAATGGCTTATATATGGCTTTTTTTATTCCCTTTTTAGTAAAAATTGTTTAAATAAATATATATAAATATATATTTATGTATATATGTTGGTGTAGTTCATAGCAACTAAACCACTAAAACATATATATATATTTACAAAAATGAATGTAAATATTTTAAAAAAATAATGTTTTAAACAATTGCTTCAGGTATCGCATTTATTATATTTATTACTATTTTATAATAATTTATTAAACGTTTTTATTATTTAATTTTTAGTATATTTTAATATCAATATTTGAATAATTTGTATATTTGATATTATGATTTCTTTAATAAGTATATTTGATATTTATATAATTACGAAGTAATTATATATTTTTTTATGATATGTATATTTGAATAATTACATTTTTATTTGTAAAAAGTTATAAATATATGATTATAAAACAATTATTAAAACATTCTATTTACATATTTTTTTGTAATTTTTTTAAAAAAGTTAAAAATAAGTATTGCATTACTTTTTGCGTTGTGCTACCATAATATTGGTAGTGAGTATATCACTACTAATAAAATACACATAATATACAAAGTATATTAAAAAGGAAAGGAAAAAGAAAAATGAGAAAAAAAAACAAAAATGTTGTATTTGTGGCAAAGC